CTTGTATCTCGTGGATTTCAACAATTGGAGCAAATGCCTCAATGGTACCAGTACAGCTTGGGCACGATTGTTGCTGCAAGCTTTGGAACACGAGCGGCAACGAAATTCTTCGGAAAGAAATAGATGACCTACACGATGGAAAAAATCTTAGCTTGGAAATTGTTACCTAGAGCAATGATGCTGGCTATGACTATTATGGCTTATCAAGTTGTACAGTGGTTCATGGACTTAGGACCAGCAGCCACTACACAGCAAACAGCCTTTGTATCAACTGTAGTAGGTGCCATGACGGGTGCCTTTGCTGTATGGATGGGGCACGAACAGAAATGAATAGAAATCAAGAACGAGGAAAACCCGGCTTCAACGTTAACGTTTCAGGCAGAAAGTCTGAAGAGGAAATTAACCTACCTTATAAACGTGTCCCAAAAGTTAAAATAGAACAAAAGGGCAGGTATGCCGAAGGGGAAGGTACTATTCCTTTAGGTAAAGTATCTTTAACTTTAGGCGGGGCTTATGATGAATCTAAAACTAAAGTTTCTCACCCCGGAAATAAAATAGGTATACCAGATAGTTTACAACAATTTATTTACAAGAAAATTTCCGGTGGTTTAGGTTATCAAGTAAACCCGGATTTAAAAATAAGTGGTTTCATTGACCGCGAACGCATGACAGGTGGCAAAGGTAAAAATAAACAGACTGTTCAAGTGTCTGGTAAATTATTAGGTGGAAATTTTGTTGGTTCTTTATCAAATCAAGAAGGTGAAAAAATAGGAAAATTTTCCTTACGAATACCTTTTGCACATGGTGGTAAAATAAAACCTCGTGGTAGAAAAGCAGGATACTGATGAATACTGTAATTTGGGCACTAGTGTTGACTGTTTGTACAGCAGAAGGGAAATGCTTTAATCAGACAGTTCAGTGGTTTGATAACGAAAATAAATGTGAACGAAACAGACAGGTATACGAAGAGATACCAAAAGATGGTTCGTGGGCATCTGTTGAATATAAGTGTGGTATCGTAGGAGCGTTGGAAATATAATGTCTATGTTCAAGATGGAAAACACTGAGGGATTTCCTACTACAAGAACTAAAGTACAGACCTATAAAGAAAAAGATATACAGGTTGCTGTAAAAAACTACGTACTTAGTTGGGACTATGATGCCCTTGTAGATTACGCTGTACGGGGTACATACGAAAAGTATATGGATAGAACACAGCCTAGAGTTCATATAGACAACCTCATGGAAGAGTTCGGGGAAAACCGATGAAGTATAATGCGTCGCATTTCTTAGATAAACTTATCGAACACGAGGGTATGGTTCTTACCGTCTATCAGGATACGCTTGGTATTGACACAATCGGTATCGGTCGTAACTTAAAAGACAGGGGGATTAGCAAAGAAGAACTTGACTACATGGACATACCAAACATGGGCATTGTCTATGAGCACGGCATTACCGAAGCTGATGCACGGTATCTTGCATTAAACGACATCAAGATTGTAGAAAACGAACTGTGTCGGGTTCACGAATGCGTAGAGAACTTGGATGCGGTTCGCCAACTAATTTTAATGGACATGGCATTCAACATGGGTGTACCCCGTCTATGCAAATTTAAGAAGATGTGGTCTGCAATCCACGAAGAAAACTTTGAAGCTGCAGGGTTTGAAATGATGGATTCTAAGTGGGCACGGCAGGTAGGCCGAAGGGCACGTATACTTTCGGATGCGATGAAAGCGGGGGAATTTTAATGAAAACTATAGCACAAAAAATAGGAATGGCTAAAGAAGAACTGAAAGAAGTTAGTGGTGTAGCCAAGCCTTTTCCTTCTGATGCACCGTATCGTATGCACAAGAAATACTATGAAAATAATATAGGACAAATAAAAAAAATATACAAAGAGCAGGGTATGGAACTGCCTAACTATTTTGGTAGTGCATCCGACTATGCAGAATATCGCAAATCTCAAAAGATGTATGGCGGCAAAGTTCAACCGCGTGGTGCCATGCGTAGCACAGAAACAAAATGAAATCTAACCAACAACGAACGAGGGTAACCAATGATTGCAGAGACTCTTGCGGGTATCGCATTAGTGAAGAGTGCTGTCGAGGGAATAAAGTCTGCAATTAACACCGCTAAAGATGTAGGGGAAGTTGCGGGGCATATCGACAATCTCCTCACTGGCGAAAAACAAGTTCAGCAACAACGGGCTAAAAAGTCTGGAACTAGCATAGGCGACCAGTTCGGTATCAAGTCGGTTGCACAAGAAGTTATTGATGCACGACTCGCCCAAGAACAAATCAATGAAATGCGAAACCTCGTTGACATGAGGTTCGGTCCCGGAACGTGGCAAAGCATCGTCGATGAACGTGCACGACGCATACAAGAAGCAAAAGAAACAGAGCGACAAGCTAAAATAAAAGCGCAACAGGAACACGAAGAGTTCGTCGAAGGTTTAAAACAGTCTGCTTTGATTAGCTTAATTGTAGCAACAGCAGCCGGGTTATTATTCGCAGCTATTGCACTTCTTCCGAAATAACTTGACTAATTTACATTTTTAGTCTATAATAAGTTCGAAGGGGATTAACATGGACAAACTTGCAGTAGACGCTCTCCGCCACACCTACGAATCAAAAAAGAAGACAGCAGAATATGTTTTTAAAAACTCTAAAAATGACCTACTTGCTATGGACAAGGCTGTTAAAGACTGGTCTGAAGCGCATTACCGCCTATGTACCCTTGATTGGCTTGAGGATGACTATGACATCCGCCCGTCGCTATTTGATTAGATACGTTGGCTGGGGTTTGTTGTACTGTGGAAAGCCCTTTACTTCTGTAGGTAATTGGTTTTGGAAGTTACATTGCAAGGTTTTGAACTGGGATAAAAAGTAGTGTCCATCACCTCATACCCAAATTTGGTTCGCATTTCAAGTACAGGCGATGGTAACCTTGTAGCTTTAGGCGGTACAAACGTAGACGCATTTGGTCGGTTGCGGACAGCAGCACCATTTACCTTGTTTGATAGTCAAAATCGATTTGGTATAGACGGACAGTTCGATACGAGTACATCTGGTAGTGGAAGCGCATCCCACTTAGCTAACGAAAGTAGTGTACAGATGTCTGTAACAACTACTTCGGGCGATGAGGTGATAAGAGAAACAAAGCGGGTATTTCCGTATCAACCGGGTAAAAGCTTGTTGTTTCTTGCTACGTTTGTATTTGCTGCACGGCAAACAAACCTTCGCCAGCGGGTCGGTTTTTTTGGAGCCAACGACGGTGTGTACTTCGAACAAAATGATACAGACATTCGGTTTGTTATTCGTACGTCAACTAGCGGTAGTGCAGACGATACAGGCTACGTAGCACAAGCCAATTGGAACGTAGATAAGTTAGATGGTACAGGCCCAAGTGGTAAAACTTTAAACGTAACCACAAGCCCTAAAGCACAAATCTTGTTTATGGACTTTGAGTGGTTAGGTGTTGGAACAGTAAGATGTGGGTTTGTAATAGATGGACAGTTCATTGTCTGCCACAAATTTCATCATGCTAACGACGTAACATCTGTATACATGAAAACGGCAATTTTGCCAATTCGCTACGAGATTACCGCAACGGATACTTTGTCTAGCGGTACAAGCATGAAGCAGATCTGTTCTAGTATTGTTAGCGAAGGCGGTTATCAGCAAGTAGCTAGGTTAAGCTGGGCACGTATGACAGCCGCAACCACAGTAACTACATCTTTTGAGCCGCTTGTTTCTATTCGGCTAAATTCAAGTAGCTTAGATGCTGTAGTTTTACCCGCGTATTATACAGTCTTTCCTATCCCGAACAACGTCGATTACGAAATAGCCCTCATTAAAAATCCGACTTTAACTGGCGCATCTTATAATACCAGTACATTCAATAACGTAGACTACGATGTAACTGCTACAGCACTAACAGGCGGTTCAATCGTTTTACAAAACTATACCAAAGGAACTAACCAATCTTCTGGTGACGCTATTGTACCAACAGGGTACAACTTCGATTTACAGCTAGGAAGAACCATAGCAGGTACAAGTGACGTATATACTTTAGCTGCACGTACAATTTCTGGTACAGACGATATCATAGGGTGTCTTGCTTTTTGGGACTTAACAGACGGTAACTAACATGGCTGAACGTAAAAAACGCACCCTTGCTTTAGAACTTACCACAAGCAATCAAGATATCTACACTGTACCTACACGTTTCACAACCGACATAAACAGCATCTATATCAACAATGCCTCTAGTTCGTCGGTTACATTTAGTCTCGACTGGTACGACGCAGCAAGCACAACCCACTACACCCTTGCTGAAACTGTCGAACTTCCGGCAAACTCTCTATTGCAAATAACCGACTATCCTCTGTATTTGATTGGCGGCGACAAACTGCGCGGACTTGCAAGCGCAAATAGTTCTGTAAATATTTCAA